ACCATAATCTTCATCATACAGGTAACTTAAAATATTTTCATATAGTAATATACCTGACCTCATTACTTGAACACCTTTATCTTCTTCACCTCTTACTACAATATTGTAATAAACACTCTTAGACGGGTATAAACTAGAAGCTAATTCTTTGTTTCCTGCCAATTTAAGTTTATAAGCAAACTCACAAATAGGGCATTCCTTATTAATAACTTTTAAACAGTTATACATAGTATCATTTGGTGGAACTTTCCAATGCGATCTACATTCAAAAGCTATATCACCTGCCTCACTCCAAGGTGGCAATATCCTAATTCTAGTTGAACCTTGTGGTATCTTCCACATAGGTAAACCGCTTCTTTGTGATTCTTCTTCTAATCTCTGTTTAGATTGCTTTGCTCTTTCTTTATCCACTTTAAAAACTTTTCTAGACATCTTTATTTCCCTCCTTAGATAATAAACTACCACAAATAAATTAAAAACAGTGTTACAGCAACATATGTCATAATCATACTATACTCTCCTTTCCTTTATTATGTGTTTTCTGTAACATCAGAATCTACTTTACGATTAAAACCTATACTCTTTAGCATATCTTTCTTCATTACAACTGCATCTCTGTTACCTTTATAAAGTTCCCATTTGCGTACACTGTCTACATACTCTTTTTTATGTTTAATTACAGCTGGACTAATATTCACAATTTCTTTACACTTATTATCAGTATTACCATTCTCACTCTTTGCATCTAAAAATACTTGTGAAGATATTCTTTTTAATTCATCTTTAGCTGTTAAATGTTCTGCGTATGATTCTGCTGTTAATCTTGAAAATATATAAAATGATTTAACTACCTTAATATATTCTCCTTCTAAATCGTCTGGATTTATATTATATAAATCCTCTACATATTTCTCAAACTCTTTATTCAAATTCATAATCTTATTATACCCCCTTTTTTAAAAAAAGTCAAGTTTATTTATCATTATTATTTTTGCTTGACATATTAAAACTATTTTTCAACCTTCTTATTGCAACTATTTCTTTTTGTTCTGCTGGTAAATAGGCGAAAGACTCTAAATCATAACAATCTATTAGTTCACAATAATGCTTATAACAAACATATGTTTTTGCCTTTTTCAAACCTTTATCATGAGGTATTTCAGCATAATAAAATACCTCTAAGTTTGTTACTAATCTTTTGCAAATAGCACACTCGCCTGACCTTTCAACAGGCTCTCCATTGAAATTTAGTTTCTTTTTACATTCTTTCATTATAACACTCTTTCCTTTCCATGTACACATTTAATAGTTGGAAATCTTAAAGATATACCTCCTTCCTGATTTTTTGTTTCTTCAAAATATTGTACTGTAATAGTCTTTCCTAATATTTCATCTGGATGTTTATAATAGAATTCCCTTTGTTCTTTAGAGAAACCAGACCCAACTTTAACCTTGTTATTTTTATGCTCTATTATCACAGAAGCTAAAGTTTCACGTTCAATATCTTGACCATCTTCTAAGAATCTCATGTTATCCATTATGATATTTTCAACAATATACTCGGCATCCATAAAAGTTTTTACTTTTAATAGATTATTAGTTCTCTTTCCCTCATAACCAACATTCTTTCTTAACATTACACCTTCATAACCTCTTTTTGTAGCATTTTCTACTAGTTTAGTTAATTCATCTAAAGAGGTTATTTTAGTTTGTTCTAGTATTTCTACATTCTTAATTTTAGACTTACCGCTAGAAAATCTAGGTGAATTATTTAACCTTTCCATAAGAGTACTACTAGATTTCTTACTATTAAATTCTTCAATGGTTAGACAATCGAACATAAAAAACTTAGGATTTTCAATGGTATGGTCTTTCTTTCTTATCTCTTTCATTACCGATTGAAAATCTTCAACACCATTTTTTACTATACAAACTTCACCATCTAAAACCATATTTCCTAGACCACTTAAATTTTCTTCTAGTACACCTAAAGTATAAAACCTCTTACCAGTCCTGGAATAAAATTCAACAATACCATTTTCTATTTTAATGACACATCTTACACCATCTAACTTTCTACTACCATACCATTCTCCACTATCTACATTTATCATACCACTTACATATTTATTAGCCAATGCAACTTTAAATTCTGGTATTAACCCTGGTATAACTTTATTAATAAGACTTGCATTTGCTCTTGTCTCTATATCTTTATCTAATATGTCATAGATAAGTTGGTCGTATAATATATGATTAAATATAAATTGTTTAACCTCTAATATAGCCTTATGACCTGTTATTTTTCTATTAGAAAGTCTGTCTAATAGCTGAAATAAGCAATCGTTACCACTTCCACCAGCTATTTGTGTATTTTTCTTTACATTATCACTTGTTACACCATACGTCTTACTATCGTCATTAGTATATTTTAATACCTTAATAATAAAGGCATTATCCTTATACTTAGATAGTATTACCTTCTTTTTATTTGAAGATGAAGTTGCTTTCATTTCATCTACAAATGTTTGTAAAGATTTAAAATCATCCATATTTACTCCCTCCTATTATTGTTTTAACATTCACCCCAAGATTTACCTATTTTTATATCTACAAGAACATCCCCCATTACAGTATCTTTCTCTAATATAAGTTTAATTTTTTCAACTAAGTCTTCTTCATCATCGTGTATTATGAAATACACAGCATCATGTTTTGTGTGTATAAGTTTACTCTTTTTATCTTTTAAGAAATTATGTACTGCAAGAACTTTAGGCCAGAATATAGCTGAACTTCCAGATTGTATAGGAAAATTTACAGCCTGCCTTGTAATATCATGGTCTATATCATATATCTTATACTTTGATGTTATAAACCTTCTTGTTCTACCAGCTATATCTTCAATATAACCAAACTTTAAAGCAAAATCACTATATTCTTTAAGTAGAATACTAGCTTTAGGGAACTTCTTAAAGAAACCTTTCTTTAGTTTTATTGCATAATCTAAAGAAATACCAAATTCTTCAGAGATACTCTTTGGACCTCTCCCATATAAAGTACCATAAACAACACCTTTAACTTGTGCCCATATCTCCTCACTATAATCTATACCAGCAATTATTTTAGTTAGCTGTACTTTAGCATCTGGTGCATCTAGTATTTTACTTAGTTTTTTATCTTTTGATAAATATGCTGCTATTCTAAGCTCAAACTGTTTATAGTCCATACCAACAAACTTATAACCTTCTGGTGCAACATAACAGTCTCTAAAACCACCTTCCCTTGGTATTGTATGTAAAGATGAGGCTAAACGACCGCTTACTGTACCATTAAGATTATTTTCATTATGTAACTTATTATCACTTTGTAGCATACAAAACAAATCATTACTATAATCTGGCTCATAAGAATCTAAATCACTTAATAACGTTGATAGTTGTATTTCATTATTCATTGATATGTACTTTGATGTATCTTCTTCAGAAACGGTATCAGGAACATTAATATCAAATTTAATCTCTTTCATTAAATACGTACCTAAGCTCTTAACAAGAGTTCTAGCATCATGTAATAAACTAGGAGCTTCATGTTTAGATTTTAAAGATTTTAGTACTTTTTCATCTGTACTATAACCACCAGACGGTGTTTTCTTATCAGACCGCAACCCTAAAACATTAAATAGTGTATCACCAACCTGTTTAGGCGATTGCCAGTTTATATCAGCAATCCCAGTTAACTTACGTTTAATCCTAACAAGATCAATGTTCTTATTTATATTTAATAGTTTTAACTTATTAATATCAACAGGTATACCTTCTATCTCTATATCAATTAACATTTGATTTACTGGCATTGTAGTTTCAAAGAACAACTTAGAAAAACCTTCATCTATTATCTTCTTATAAAAGAGTTTATACAACCTATACGTTACATCTGCATCAGCATTATTATACTTAGCCACAATATTTTGATCCATCTTATCCATTGCTACTTTAGTAGATAGATTATAATAAGAAACATCAGTATATAATGAAGCTAAAGATTTCAACCCATAAGAAATATTATCATTCAATAAGCCTATCGCAGCATATGTATCAAAGAACCAATTAACCGTATCAATATTATATCTTATTTTAAGAAATTTACAGTCGAACTTTGAATGTGTTATTTTCTTAGCTGGTAATGAAAATATCTTTTTATAGTACTCTAAATTAAAAGGTAAACATATAGCAACTCCTTCTTTAAAGGAAAACGAGCATGTTACTAGATCATCTTTATAAGGATTAAGTCCAGTAGTTTCTATATCAAAAGCAAACTCGTCTACCTTTTTTAATATATTATATACTCTATCATAGTCATCTGAAAATACATACTTAGTAGGTATCTGAGTATATTTGCCTTCTGCTAGTTCAAAACCTTTCTTTATATCTGATTGCATAGCATATAAATTTTTTATTACACTTAGAGATGCTTTTGGTGCAAAAGTAGGAATTACACTATATTTATCCTTTTTAAATACATACCCTCTAACATCAGATAATTTAATTTTACCTAGAAAATATTTAGAAGCTATTGCACCTAAAGCGATAATAACTTTAGGTTTTATTACTTCTATCTCCTTTTCTAATAACTTAGAACAAGCACTTATTTCTGTTATTTTAGGATTTACACCACCTTTGGTATTACATTTAACCAACATTGTAGCATAAACATTGTTCCTTTTATAACCAGCTTTTTCTATACATTCACTCAGCAGAGACCCAACATTACCAGAAAGAGCTGTACCAAATACAGAATCATTCTGACTTATAAAATCACCTACAAACATAATATCACTGGTTACAAGACCATTACCAGTAATACAATGTTCTCTACCTTTATTTCTATTATGTTCACCTAAATAACATAAATCACACTCTTTTTCCATTAACAACCCCCTCCAACAAAAATTATTTCATAATTATTTCTTTTAAGTTCACCCAACGAGATTTTCTATCATACTTTCCATAAAGATAGAATTTATAATCTTTAAACTGCTCAGTATTAAAATTTTTCCTCATATGTTCTATAATAACATCTTCGGTGTACCCTTGACTTTTACGCATATCACCTAACCAGTCCTCTGGTACGTCATCATCATACTTTTTAACTTTAACACTTAAAAGATCATTTTTAATTGTTGGTGTACCACAACCTGTACCCATAATACTCTCCTTATATACCTCCAAATTTTGATGTAGTAAAGTTATAACCGCCTGGAGTAACTCTTTTAACTTTATAAATTATTTCATCATTGCTATTATTACAACCTACACATACTCTATTATGTATACCATAACTTTTAAATACTGTACCACATTTTAAACAAATTCTTTTTTTAATACTTTTTATTTCATTACTAACGTATTTACCCTTCTTGTGCCAATTCATATGCGTCATCTTAGCATGTTTATGGCAATATTTTTTACTTTGTGTTCTGGTATATAGTATCTTTTTGCAACCATCATACTTACAAGGTATTTTTAAAATTTTCCTTTCTAAGTATTTTATTTTTTTCTTATTAAGTTTACATTTCAAAATACAACCCCTTTCAACTCTGGAACATAAATTACGAGATAATATCACTATTAATTTTACTTGATATTTAAGTCAAGTAAAATTAATAGTATCAAGTTAATTTTTACTGGCATAAGTTATTGTATAGAAAAGACTTAAAAAAACTGGAAATACGCTTGACTTTTACTATGAAAATATGATATAATAGGTAGATTAAAGAATTTTCTTTTACTTCGAAAGAAAAACATTCAAAGAATGTTATTTGTTTTTCTTGAGAAGCTAATAAATTGCGTAGCAATTTTTAGTGCAATAAACATTGCTATTTTACTTGTGATGTTAATAAATTGCCACGCAATTTTTAATACTCTTTCTTCTTTTTTAATTATCATTTTGCTTTTGCTATTTGCTCGGAGATACGTCTACATTTTATCTTGACTTCAGTTATTAAAATTATCTTTCTCAATAAGCACACAGTATCCTTCAGTATTTAAATTATAAAGTAGCATAGCATAACCAGTATTTCTAAATAAGTTGTATGCAATTAAAGCTTCCATTTTACTTTTATACCACAGCATATAACAATCTTCATTTTTTAATTCCTCTATTTTATTTTTAAATTCTACTTCTTCTTTAACTATCAAGTACCTTTCAGAACTACCTTTCTTATTATCTTCATCAAAATAATTACAATCTGTACTCATAAAATAGAATTCTTTAATATCTGATTCTGTAAGTAAATCGTATATAAAGAAACCTGACTTTTGTTCTGTTAGCTTTTTCATTGTATTTTCCTTTAATAATGTGCTATTACTTTTAATGGTTTCCAACTACCATATGATTTTGACATAGTAAAGTTACTTGTTTGTACTCTAGTACTAGTCTGATGTATTTCACTTATTTTTTTTGGTTTAGATAAGTTATAAAGGTCGTTTAATATATATAACAAAAGACACCCTAAAATAAATAAAGCAACATATAAAAAGAAATCACTTTTAATATTTATCATTTACACTCCTTTTACATAGTTCTAAAATTTCTGTTTGTGTTAAATCACCTGGATCACCTGAATCAATAAGTATTGGAATCATATTAAAATACTCAGATAAAGTATTACATATTTTTAATGTATCCTCTTTTGCATCACTATCAAGCATAACAAAGATTGTTTTTACATTTAAAAAAGCTGTAAATATTCTTATCTGCTCTTTACTGATTCTTTTACCTAGTATTGCAATACCGTAATCTGGTATTTTAAGAATATCAAATACACCTTCAAATAAAATTATAAAATTTTCATACTTGTTTAAACTTTTTAAAGAGAAAACACCTAAGTTTTTCTTACCATAAGTTAAATATTTTGGTGTCTTATCAAAAACTGTCCTACCTTGCCAACCAACAATTGTGTTATTAACCTTAACAGGAAAAACTATCCTACCAGATAATAAACCTGTTTGAGTGTAATACCCTTGTAACTTAACACAGGAATCAATAGTTACACCTCTATTTTTAAGATATTTTATAGCTTGGTGTTCATCTGATAAATCTGTTAGTTTAATAAATTCTTTAGTATTTATTAAACTCCCGCTATTTTCAGGTTTCTTAATTACTTTGATAGGTTTAATAGTTTTTAATAAGTTTAATACATCTTTATTATTTACTATTTTACCTCCCCAATCGCATTTCCAACAATGAAATACACCTTTC